AGAGTTCCAAGCCCATCCGATAATGATGCGGTGCGTTTCAGTAACTACTAGCCAAGCTCCAAGTGTGGCGAGTGTTGCCACCAGAAAGAATTGTCGTGTTTCTGTTCTCATGCTGGCAGCTCAGCTAGTGCTGTGCGGAACGTGCGGATTTGGTGGTTTACTGCGGTGATAAAAACTCTAGGCGCTTTGACTGCGTAAGCCTGGGTGCGCTGAGTTAGTGCTGTGGCTAGTAGTGCTTCTAGTTCTTGCTTGTTCATTCTGTCCCTTTCGTTGTTAGTAATAGATTACTAGTTTCGAAATGAGTACGCAAGTACATTTAGGCAAGATGTTACCTATTCGTTACAACTCAGTTATTGTGATGTCTGCGCCTGGCTCACGATCGTCGGCGTAATACTTGTGTGCAATCAGTTCAATCACTTGAGCGTCGTCGCCCCAGAGTATGCCGTCACCGACCTTGCCGTTCAATCCTTGTGATACGCCATCGAGTGCGCCGCGTACCAGCTTGTCAATGTCTGGCGGCACGATTGGCATTGCTCTTTTTGTTACTTTCACAGATGGCGGCCTGCGAAGGTAGAAAACTATCTCCACCCTCACAGGGCCTAGCATCTTGGTGTGACCTGCCGGTAGGTTGTGACAGGCTTCTGCTATTGCTGCCCGCCAAGGTTTCAATGTCTTGGCAGATTGCTCGACTACCCGCCCGTTAAAGACCGCTTTTGATCCTTGCGGGGCAGGTGTGCCGAGAACTCGGATTGTTAGAATGGCGCGTCGTTCAGGTCTGTCGTTGCGCTCATAATCATTGCGTCGTTGACGTTGACGTTTGCCTTGACTTTTGCTTCGCCTAGTTTGTTGGTGTACTCGTCTACCTTGACAGACAAGTTGCCTTCAACTACAAGCACGTCGCCAACCGAAACTGTTTCTTTAGACCAAACGGTGTAGTAAAACTTAGCCATTTCGCCAGAGCGAAGCTTTTGCTCTTCTGTCACCTCAAAGCCGTAGCTTGGAATGATGCGAAATACTACTGCATTGTCAATTGTTACTGTTGCCATGATCTATCCTCTTTCGTTTGTTGTTTTTATTGTAACCACATGAGCCGGATTGACGCAATCAGACTTTCCGCAAGTCCGATAGCCTGGAAGCACGCTCATCCCATCTTCGCCTACGGGTGTGACAAAATCGTTTCCGAAGTGACCATGCCACGCGATGCAATCTTTTACCTTTTGAGCTTTCCGCGACCGACAGCTTTGGCAGTTGTCGTGCTTGTTGCGGGTCGTGTTTACTTCCCATACCCAGCCGCAGCGGTTGCAGGTTTGAGTGGTCGGCAGGTCAGCCATGTTTGGCTTTGAGTAGCTGATCTAAGTGATACCGGATTGCATCAACCGTCAAGTTACTGGTGTCTATCTTTTGCAGTAGCTCTTTGATTAGCTGCTCAGCGCCTTGCTTGCGGTAAGTGTTCCTAACGTTCTCGGCGTGATTTATCATTAGTCCATCCTTATCTGACTGCCATACGTTGCCTCTGCGTGTTTAAGCCTCGCCTTGATAATCGGCAAATAGTCCTCGGTCATTTCGATTCCGATAAAGTCAAAGCCGTTTAGGATTGCCGCCTTGCCTGTTGAGCCTGAACCAGTGAACGGGTCTAACACTGTGCCGTTAGGTGGGGTTACTAGCTTCACTAGGTATTCCATTAGTGCGGTTGGTTTTACTGTTGGGTGGAAATTCTGTCTACTTGGCTGATTAGTGGTCTGGCTTCTTTTATCCTCGCCGCCTGAAAGTGAGCCGCCCTTGATAAAAGGCAGTTCCTCTAGCCCTTCATTCCTGTCACGCTTTGAGGCTTTAGCTACATAGAAGAAGCGTGATGCTCCACCGCTGTCGTTGTGGCTTGAACCACAAAAGACCATGGGGCCGCCAGACATTGAATTACTTGTGTAAGGAACTTCCCTTCTTGGTGCTGGTGTGCTTTTACTAACACCGCTCTGTTCGTCTAGTAACCCTGCCGTGTGTTCGTCGAGGATTATGTTTGCGGGCCAGCGGCCTCTAACGGTGTCATCTTCGACAACGTTTTTAGTTCGCCATGCGCCGTTTTTGTCTTGCTTACTATCAAGAACGTCAACCACAATGCCCTTTCCGCCATCTGACCCAATCCTTGAGCCGTCTATGTTCAGCGCCCCTGTGCCGTGTGTGAGGACATTGTGAGCGACTGTTCCAATTAGGGGTTTGCGAGCGACAATTATGGGTTCGTGTGCTGGCTTGAGTGCTGTTCCCCAGCCTTCCCATTGTTCGGCTTTGGGTGTTGAGGGTTTGTTCTTGAGTGCAACTAAGGGCTTAGGGCCACCGACATAATTACCAGAACCCGTTGCTATGCCTGCGATTGCGCTACCAGTGACTTCACGCTCTACCCCTGCCGCTTTGTCAATCGCCTTGCTAACATCTAGAGACTTGGGGAATCCGCTTCCATAAAGCCACGCGATTGAGTCCCTGAGTTCAAAGCCTGCATCTTCAATGGCTACTGCTACGCGGTGATAGGTGCGAGAACCGCCGAATGAAAGCAAGTGACCGCCGGGCTTGAGAACTCTCAGGCACTCAGTCCATAGTTCAACAGAATAAGCAATCCCCGAGCTATCCCACTTCTTGCCCATAAAGCCAAGCTCATAGGGCGGGTCTGTGACGATTGAGTCCACTGAGTTATCTGGCAGAGTTGGCAGGATGTCTAGGTTGTTGCCGTGAAGGATTGTGAAGGTCAATTACCCACCGCATAAATCTCAGCCTTGGCAAATTTGTCAATCCCTATCTGCCCGTTGCCCTGCTCGTAGTCGTGCAGCAGTCTGCAACAAGGCCCGCAGCTAAGTATCAGCTCGTTGTGTTCAAGGCATCGAGGTTGTGGCGATGAGTCGACCGGCGCTTCCGCCTTTGGGTTGTCACGATCCAACCGGAACGCTGCTTCTTTTGACCAGCTAATAATGTTGCGCGGTTCTAGGTATCGGATTGTTGAGTCCTGCTGTGCCATCTTCAGCGCCTTGGTTGCAATCTCAAACGGTATCCCACCGATGATGTTGTGCCAGGCTTCTATCGTTTCAGGCATTACCTTGCGGTTGTCAACGAGGGCTATCTGCCGGAGCAGTTCTTTCGTGTCGCTAATTAGCATCTTTGCCATCCTGTTCTTTTGCCCAGCGGTCTAGTTCGTTCCAGTCGTTCTTCGGCTTGTTGCTTTGAGCTTGGCGTTTGTGGTTGTTCCTGATCCAGTTGCGCCATGTTGCATCCCAATCAGACTTCTTTGCTCTTGAGCCAGAGATGCCTGCCCAGTAATCCCTAAAGGCGTGTGTCTCAAGCTTAAGGTCTATTTCTGGAAAGTGTTCTTTCATTATCTGAATGTCATTTTCTCTTGGTTGCCAGTCCTCTGGCAAACGGTAAGAGTTTAGTAATGGTTTAAGTAATGGTTTAGTAATGGTTCGCACGCCACCTGCTGTCACCCCTGACGTCAATTCTGTCACCCCTGATTGCGATTCTGTCACCCCTGCGGTCAAATCTGTCACCCCTGGCAAGGTCACCCAGTAAAGGTTGGATTTGTATTGTTGCTTAGTCGGAGCGTTTTGAATTTCGACCGATAGCTCGCCGAGTTCTTGAAGTGTTTGAATGTCACGCTGAACTGATCGCTCTGAGGCGTTGACCATTTTTGCGATTGTTTTCATCGAAGGCCACGCGCCAATCTCACCTTGATGGTCGGCAATAGCCAGAAGAACTAACCTAGCCCTGCCGGTGGATTGTGAGTGCTGCCACACTGCATTACTTACTTGAATGCTCATTTGATACCCACCTAACTGCTTGCGGTAGCGTCACGCTGTGCATAGATCCCTCTTTCTGTTGCGTTGATTTCAAGTTGTCGGTGTAAGTGTCACTAACTGTGGGAGTTGGAAGATTTACTTGCCCCCCCAGCCGGTAGCGTAACGCCCTCAAGCAAGATTCGCAAAGCCAGTTCAGCCTGTTGTGGAACGACACCATTACCGCAAGCTTTCAGTTCCTCATTCCTGGTTAGTCCGACACCTGTGACCCAGCCCTCTGGTAGCCCCATCATCCACTCTGTGAAGGCGCTTGAGAGCCTGTGAGCGCCATCTTTGCCGTCTGGCTTAGTTGGCAGCGGTGCTGGTCGGCCTAGTGTTTGTTCCCACCGTCTAATTGCTGGTTCAAACTTGCCCCAACTGGTATTGGAATCAAGTTGTGTTTTAGTCTGACCTACAATTGGTTTAGCCCACTTGACTTTTTTCTTAGCGTGATCCCAGTCTTTGTACTCTTTGGGCAGAATGCCATTTGCAATTTCTAGCTCTTGCAAAATGCCAGCGGATGAATAGTTAGGCCCTTTGCGATCATTCCCATTTGTTGTTGTGGTTGGCAATAGCACTTCGCCGCTGTGGAAAATTGCCCTGGCTACTGTATCGGTTTGTACTACGCCATCACGCTCATGCTCTGATTGCCCGTCTTTGTAATCTCTAGTCGTTGGGGTAGGTATCAGTCTGGTGTCTTGGGTAGGCAATGATGAAAACTCGGAATCTGTTATGGGGAGCGCCTGCGTCGGCAGCTCGTAAACCTTGCCATTTCGCATCGTACCCGAGGTCTGCCAAGTCTCCGAGAACAGCTCCCAATGCTCGCAAAGCAGGTTCGCTATCCCCTGCTTCTCCCATACACCACGCGCAGAGTTCCAAGTCTGGGTTGGTTGCTGCTGCGCTAAGTAATCCTCTGACATTTTCAATAACCACCAATCTCGGTTGTAGTTCTTCAATAGCTCTTGCGAACTCAGACCAAAGACCTGATCGAGTTCCTGTTCTTAGTCCGGCACGCTTGCCAGCTAATGATAAATCCTGACAAGGGAAACCGCCAGTAAGAATGTCAACTGGCTCCACTTGAGTGAAGTCCACTTTGGTTACGTCGCGGTAATTTGGAACGCCTGGGAAGTGAGCTTCAAGAATTGCGCTCGGTGCTGACTCCCACTCACAGTGCCACGCAACTTTTGCGCCTGTGACATTGACGACAGCGTTGTCGAGTCCGCCGTAGCCACTAAAGAGCGAGCCAATCCTCACAGATTTTCCAGTTCTTCGTATTCCGACCAAGCCTGAGTTGCCAAGTTGTCACGATCACCAGCGGCATACCTGCCAGCGTGAAAGTAGATGCGCTTGAACCGTTCTGGTATCACCTTGAGCGTCTTGGTTACGACTTTCACTTCGGGCTTGGCAAAATGCTTTCGATAGCTAATGTCATTGCGCTCAGCTTCAAGGCGCTGGACTAGGTCGCTGAATTGTAGGTTCATTTTGTCTCCCTTTATTGTTAGGCATTACTTTACCGATTTCGAAACAACCGCGCAACTTCTAAATCAGATAGCTCGGTGGATCTACTTCGGTCTTGCCGCCTTGCGTGTCCAGCGTGTACCAAGTCCGGCGCGTTGTGTCAAGAATCGGATGCCCTGGCGCTGAGAACTTAGAACTCTTATGCCCGAAGTCGCGTGCGTACTCTGCCGTTAGTGCGTCGCTCTCCATCCGCCCATTGTACTCAGCGCAAACTAGTATCACATTTTGCAAGTTATCTAACACTTTTGAGCCACCCATGCCACGATTCTGGACATGGTGGGGAACAAGGTTGTCCGACTCACCGCAGTGCCAGCACCACAAATCACGCTCACGAAGTTTGCGAGTGTCTTTTGCGTTCACAGCTTCATTTCGGACTGCATCAACTTGACCTGGGTTCCCATTGCCATCAGCGCAGTTTCTATAGATTTGATTTTCACGCGCACGCGGTTCAGCTCAGCCTTGCGTAAGTCCCTCTGTAAGCGCACAGGAGCCGCGCTCAGCCGACTTAGTGCCGTCCTGTCCGCAACTGTACCCTCGTGCTTTATGAAGGCCTTAGATTCGGTCGTATCGAGTTCGTACTCTGCCTCGGCTAAAGCCTTTTCACACTCGTAAAGTGCCGTCGATCCCTTTTGGTTCTCGGCGATGAGGTCACTTATCTGGCGTTGAATTTCTGAGAGCATCGGTCAGCCTAACCAAATAGATAAGCAGCTCACGATTCCACATTTCAGCCTCATGAACTTTTCCCTGGCTTACTGCCGTCTGGAAGGCGTGTTCCATCTCCCGTATCTTTGCTTCGAGTATTGAGTGATTCACCGCGTGCCTTTATCTTGTCAAGAACTTTTGCGTCAGCACCGGCAGCTTTTGCTTGTGCGTAAGTCAATCGTATCGACTGGATGTCGTTGAGTCCTTCAAGCTTTGCTAGGTAATCAACTGGTTCAGCTCTTGCGACCTTTGCCATTTCTGTTTGCGAGGCTCGCCGA